ATGCGAAGGTACTTTTCAGCACTTTCGCGCGCTGCTGAAATCAACAGCGTGATAATGGCGTCTTCGTCGTTGCCACTTACTTTGAGCCATGCTTTCACATCGCTCGCAGTAAGTGGCTCTGACGCTGGGCCAGTAGTTACCTTGTATGACCCTGTTTCAAACATTACGCTTTGATTTTAAGGAGCTTGATTGCGGCAGATTGCAGCAGTTTGCCATCGGTACGAAGCCAGCCCAAGAATGCGGTTTGCATCAGGTCGGCATAGGTTTGGTCAAGGCGAAGCACGCTCACGTCGCGAACCTGACGGATGACGTACTTTGACCAATCACCGAAAGCGATTGCTTTTGCGCCTGCTGCGAACGTCGGGAAATCTTGGTTAATCACGTATGGGAAGCCCAAAATCCGGTCGGGTTCGCCCTCACGGAAAGAAGGCATCCACATCGGCACGGTGTCGGTATTGCCGTAGTCCAATTTTTTGAGGTAGCTCAGGATGTTGTCGCTAAACATGAACGCGGCTGTGGTACGATATGCAGGATCAACGCTGTGGACAAGGTCGGTAATTTCGGCCTTGGTAATGGCGTTGTTTGCGGCAGTTTCTTTGCCAACGCTTGCGCCACCGCTTGTGTCAAGGATGCCTGTAGGCTTGCCTGATCCGTCGCCGTCGGTGTAGGCTTTGTTCAATGCACGACCTGCAGCTTCGCCGATAAGTTCGGCAATGATGCGGCCAACAAGGCCTACTTCTTCGTCTTGAATAAATTCCCAATCGAGACCGATAATGTCGTACCAGGTGTGAGCTTCGAAAGACTTACGGTCAAAAGTAAGGCCGCGCGGTGTGATTGCCTGTGAGCGCGGTTCTGCTACCCAATTGCCTGTTTGCGCGGTATTGTCGTGCGTCGGCCAGCGCATCGGGTTGCCAGTTGCGGAGCGGTGGATGTACGACGCCTGCAACATACCGCCGAAACGCTTCATTGTCAGCTCTAAGGTGCTGATGAACTCTTCCGGCATGACGTAGAGGCCATCACCAGACGAAGAAGTAGATGCACGTTGTGCGCCGTTCGCAAGTGCAAGAGCCTGCTGGAACGAAACACCGTCGCCTGAAATCAGGGTACGATACCAGCGCTCGGCTTCTGCTTTCCGGATTTCTTTTTCAGATTTAGCAAGTGCGGGTGCTTGCTGTTCAAAAGCGCGGCTTTGTGCTTCACGCTCAGCAAGGTTGCGCGTCATTTCGATTTCACGCGTGAACGCGTTGTAATCGTTTTCTGCCTTGTCCCAACTTGCTTGCTCGTCTGCATTCAGTGCGCGGCCTTCGCCTTTTGCCCTTTCAAGGAGTTCGCGCTGCTGGGTGTAAACCTGAGCGCGTAACTCCAAGAGCTGCTTTTCAGTTCTCATTTTTTAATGATTTTGTTGGTTAATGAACTGCGCTTCTCCAAATAGTCGAAACGCCAGGTTAAATCGTCGTGTATTGTCGTGTTTACGTTGTCATCTTGCTTTGTTTCAGTCGGAAAGTCCACGCGATGGGCAAAGGCCAAAAGTTGCCGGAAGCTCATGCCCTCAACCGCTTGCGTTGGCGCGTTCACGGTGTAATCTTCCACTTTTTCAATGATGCCCATATTTTTTGCATCGCGTGCGGTGAGCCAGTGGTCTTTATAGTCGTAGAACTGTTTTTTGATGTCATCCTCATCCATTCCGGTAGCCAAAGCCATAGAGGCGATGGATGTTTGGTCGAATTTTTCCAGCATAGCGGCGGCATCCATCATGTCTTGCGCCGTGCCGATTGCGATTGCGGATGTAGCATGAATCATCAGCTTTGAGTGCGTCGCCATGTGCCGGTATTTACCGACCATCCAAATGTCGGCAGCCATTGAGGCCGCGATGCCGTCATTGTAGGTATGGATTTCGGCAGATGATTGGCGAAGCGCGGTAATTATTGGGTCACCATGCATGACGCTTCCACCTGGTGAATTGATGCGGACGTTGATGCGCTTGTATTTGCCTTCCAGTTCTCGGATTGCTTGGACAACGGCAATATCAGTCAGGCTTTCGGTTGGGTCATCTTCCCACCATTTTTCCTGACCGATATAGCCATACAAGAAAAGCTCTCCTGCTTCGCCGTCGGCACTTGTTGCAACTTTGAAATATTTATGCGTCATTTTTGTCGTCGTTTTGGTCGTTTGAATCATCCTCGTCATCTTCAGGCATTTGGCGCGGTGCTGGCGCTGGTTCGGGTTGCGGCTTTGTTGGATCCATCATGTTCATCGGCACGTAGTATGCTTTCCCGCTGCCATCCTCAATTGGATTGAGCCCTTCCATCGCGCGCGCTTCATCGCGGTTGATGATGCCCCATTTCATCAGGCTTTCAATAAGCTTTGCGCGATTTTCGGTGTCGGCACGCATCAGGATGTGCAGGTCGGGCTCGATTTCGTGATTGTCCTGCTCGCGTTCAAGTAGCAGTTTTCGGGATAATTCTGCGCTGATGTTTTGGCAAAGCGGCAGGATGGTATAGGTTACAAAAAGCAGTCCAAGATGTTCGATATTGTTGAACGTTGCGCGGTCAAGGTCTTCAAGCAGGAACTGAGGAACGCCTGTAATGCGCGCGATGTCGGCAACAGTCATTTTTTTGGCATCCATTGAACCCGCTTCGTTGGGATTCAGCCCCGTGCGCTTGTATTCCGCACCTTGCTCTAAAATTGCCGTTTTGCCCATGTTTTTCACGCCGCCATAACGTGCTGACCAGCTTTGAGATAATCGCTTGTAGGCATCATCTGATAAAGCAGTCGGAACGGAAACAACGCCTGAAACGTGCGCGCCGTTTTTGTAGAAACTGCTCAGGTATTCTTGGTTGGCAATTGCAGTGCCGAACACGTCTTTGAAAGTGTCCAAAATTGAAAGGCCGTGAAGCGAATCCCAAGCAAGGCCTGAAATATGAATGACGCGGTCGTATGCGTAACGGATTTTTACGCCTCGGTCGCGATGATATTCGTAAACGACTTCGTTTCTTGCGTTGATATCAATTTTGACGTTTTGAGGCTCCAGGATTGTGAGCTGCACAGGGTAGCCGGTAACGGTGTTGCGATTAATAAGCGCGTAAAAGTTGCCATGCACGTAGAGGTGCAGAATCATCGTCTGAAAAAAATCGAACTTTGAAACGTAGGGATTAGGAGCGCGGCGAATCAGGCGTGAAACAGGGTGGTTGTATAGCTTGGTACGCTTGGTTTCTTCGAGTCGGTAAACGTCAAAGGGTAGCGAGCCGATAACGCCTGCAATGATGTTGATAGCACGCCAAAACGCGGTGATAGTGAGAATAGTGTCCGGCGTGGTAACAACGCCTGCTGCATTTGGCTTTTCGGTTAGCTTATCAAAAAACTCGTCTGTCGGCTGGAACGCGACGCGTTGAGGTTGCGGCGTTTCAGGTTGCGCGCTTTGTGGTGCAGGTTCCTGCACTTGCGTTGTCGTGAAAAGCCCGCGCAAATTGTCCCAAAAGCCCATTAACGAGAATTTGGCTGCAAATTACAGGCATTTACGCGCGCGCGTGTTCACAAATTTTTGAAAGTGTTAAGGTTTTGTTAAAATTGGTCAAATACTTGCTTAGCGTGTATATATCGTATATCTTTGTATCATTAATAACAACAAAAACAAAAAGTCATGAAAAACGAAATTATTTACAAAAACAGAATCATTATCGAAAACACAGACGGAACATTTTCTGCATTTTACTCTAATTATAGCTCGAACTTAGTAAAAACTTTCAAAACTCTTTCGGCAGCAAAAAATCAAATCGATAAATGGGTTTAAAACATTATTGCGCTTACTCACTCAATTCTTTCCATTCAAAACGCTCTATGCTGCCACCAGCTTGCATATAGCGTTTTTTTATTGTGCGAAAGCTGTCGTATGTTGTGCAGCGTGGTTCGAGTCCATCCTGCACGCGGATTGCTTCCACGATTGCCCAGGCTTTTTCCTGCGTAATATCGCAGTCATGCTGCAATTCTGCAACAAGGCCAAAATATTGCTCGTTGGTTTGAAGTGGGTGCGGCATGGACAAAGCGGCTTACATGAACAGGAAATCGCGCTTCAAATATACGCTTTCTTCTTCGGATTTCAAAGCATCTATATATGCAGCCATGCACATGGCCAGCACGACCATGCCGTCTATTTTTTCGTTTGATTTGTCTTTGTCAAAAGCTACAAGGCCTGTACTGTTTCGGCGTATGGCGACGTTTTCGAACATCCAATCCAGAATCGGGTCTTCGCCTTTGTTTATTTGGCCTGATAAGATTAGTTCTTCGAGTTTTAGGATGGGTTCATTGAATTTGAACTGGGTTTGCCGCATTTGCGTGCATTTGATTGCTTCTTCTTCGAGCTTGGTTGCTGTTTCGGTTGCAAACATTGGGTCATAATAAACGGCTTGCAGTTTATAGGCCGCATGT